ACTTTCTTGTTTCCAAAAACTGTGCTTGTTCTGGTGAGATAGAAATTGGTGTATACTTCATTCCTTCTTCAAGAACAGCAACTTTACCTGAGTTTATTGAACCACCAAATGTAGAATTCCAATTTTCTCTAAGTCTTGCTGGATCTTTTATTGTTCCTGGATGCTCAAGAACACCAGAAGGTGCTGCACCATTTGCAAAGAACTTAGCTCCATATTCTTCAGTAGCCATTGCAAGACCTATCGCATTCTTAGCCATTGCTATTGGTGAGTAACCAACTAGTCCATCAAATCCAAGTCCAGGAATATGAAGTACTTCTCTAGGAGATAAAACAACAGTTGAGTTTTCTTTTGCATTAGCTTCATCCGTACTTCTTGAATAGCTATAATAAAGGTGACCTTCATCATCTCTATCTACCGTCATTTTGTTTGCCATTAGAGGATATAAAGCAATAATCTCACCTTTACCATTTCTAATGATTTGAGCATAAGCATTACCCCATAAAAGCAAATGAGTCATTAGCGTTTCTCTAAATACAAATGAACTCATTTCAGGATTAGGTTCATCATGTAATAAACGATATAAGTTACTATCCAGTGCTTTTTCCTTACTTCCATCATCTTTATATCTATAAAAATGAAGTGGAAGCCCAGCAACAGCCTCAGCCAAGATACGAACACAAGAATAAACTGCAGTCATTTGCATAGCACTTCGTTCTGTCACAGTCTTTCCAGCAGTTGAGCCACCCATGTAAAATGTATAATTGCTTCCAACTGTTCTATTTTCAGGCTTATCTCTTGCCTTAAAAATACCTTTAAATATTCCCATATCTATCACTCCTTAAATAAATAAAAGACCTCTTGAATCATATATAGACTCAGAAGATCCTTCGTTTCTTATTGCTCTATCAAGTGCCATAACCGTTGCTACAGCACCATCTATTTTTTCTACTGATTTAGATTTATCCATTTTAATGTTTCCAGCTGGATCTTCTCTAATTGAGATATTATCCATCATCCAATGAAGGACTGGATTACCATTGTGTGCGATACGCTTGCCAACAACCAAGTTCATAAGTTCCTTTGTTGGTGGACTCATATCCTTAAAACCCTGTCCAAAGGGAACAACTGTGAAACCCATGTTCTCTAGGTTTTGAGTCATCTGAACAGCACCCCATCGGTCAAAGGCTATTTCTTTAATGTTATATTTTTTTCCTAGTTCCTCAATAAAGGACTCGATATAACCATAGTGGATAACATTACCTTCTGTTGTTTTTAGATAACCTTGTGATGTCCATAAATCATATGGAACATGGTCACGACTTACTCTTTGCTTCATATTCTCTTCAGGTATCCAAAAGTAAGGTAATACATGATATTTATCTTCATTTTCTTGTGGCGGAAAGACAAGTACAAAGGCTGTAATATCCATTGAAGACGAGAGGTCAAGTCCGCCATAACATACACGACCTTCCAGATCTTCTGGATTAAAATCAACATAGCAAGCATCATACTTCCGCATGGGCATCCAGCGTTTTTCTTGTTTCACCCATTGATTTAACCTTAACTGCCTGAAGGAGTTCTCTTCACTTGGCATTTGCTTTGCGGATTCACAAGCAGCTCTTACTTTTTCAATGTCTACTGTCACTCCTAGACTAGGATTAGCCTTTTTCCAAACTTCTGGATCAGTCCAATCATCATCAGGATCAGCACCATAAATGACAGGATAAAATGTTGGATCAATTTTTCTTCCTTCAAGGATATCCATTGCTTTTTGATGCACTTCATAACAAATAGAATTTGTATCATCACCTGCTGTTGTAATAAGAAAAAACAAAGGCTGCTTTCTGGCATCACCAGAACCTTTTGTCATAACATCATATAGTTTTCTGTTTGGTTGAGCATGAAGCTCATCAAATACAACACCATGTATATTGAAACCATGCTTTGAGTAAGCTTCTGCAGAAAGAACCTGATAAAAGCTGTTTTTGTATTCGATTCTATTTTTTGATTCAGAGATCTTAACTGCTTTTTTCAATGTCTTATTAAGCTCGACCATTTTCTTTGCAACATTGAATACAATCTTCGCTTGGTTTCTATCAGCAGCACAACCATATACTTGAGCACCTTCTTCAAAGTCTCCACAAGTAAGTAAAAGAGCGACCGCTGCTGCTAGTTCACTCTTTCCTTGTTTCTTTGGTATTTCGATGTATGCAGTATTAAACTGCCTATATCCATTTGGCTTCAAAATTCCAAATACGTCTCTTATTATTTGTTCCTGCCAATTAAGGAGTTCAAACGGCTTTTTATACCAAACTCCATCTGTGTGTTTTAGTGATTCAATAAAGCATACAGCTCTGTTTGCTGCTTCTTTACTGTAAACGGAGTTTTTGGCTTTGAACTTGGTAGGAACATAAGTCTTTAATCTTCCCAAAACCTCATCCTCCATATTTTTGTAAAAGAAAAGCCGACCATATTAAGTCGACTTCCTTGTTTTGATATAAATCTTTACAAATCCTCAATTTTTGGAATTTCGAGTATTATCTTTTCAATTTCGTCAGGTTTCAAACCAAGTCCCTCAAGAGCCTGTCTGGTTCCGCAAGTAGGGCATATCGGTGTTTGGTTATCTACTCTTGAAATCGCTGGATGGCCTTTGTACTCCTTACCACACAAAGGACAAGTTTTAATAAAATCAGTTGTTGTTTTCATTGCTAACCTCCATACTTTTTAATATTGCATCTTCTAGATACTTAGGACTAAATCCAAATGTTTTATAACCTTCAAGACAAGTCATCACATAGTACTTTGAAGGCATCCCTACATCTCGATCCTCGTGCATGATATAAACGAATGCTTTCTTTCGATACTCTTTGCCTGTTTTGATCCCTTTGATATCAATTTCAACATCAGCTTTATAATAAAAGGTTGGATAACCTTCGTATCTATCAAGTGCTTGTTCATCAAGTTCAGTTACTTTCCAAATAGCAACTGGCAGTGATTTGCCTTCCGCTTTTTCAATTGTTAGGTAACCACCAGTTTTGCTTCCTTTGAAGAGAAGTTCATAATCTTCAATGAACCCAGTCCCTATAACTCTTGCAGTTGGACATCTTCTTTTCATCTGGTTAATGTTAAGGTTGCTACCATAAGCAATGTAGTATTTACTCATGCTGCACCTCCTTAAGCTGAAACCGTAGAAGCAGGTCTTACCCCGCTTCTAAAGCTTGCATCGCCTGATAATCTCTTTGTTAAGAACTCTCTTGCTGTTGCGAATTCCTCACCAATGAATCCAAGTCTAAGTAGCCAAGTTCTCATTGCGTATTTAGGATTCTCGTTTTGTTGTGGCTTTGGTGAGGCTCCTTTGGCTTCCTTAGCCATTTGACTTAAGGCTAGGCATAATTGAATGTAACTCTTAAGTTGTCCTGCGTGAAGCCCGTTTTGCTTGCCATCTTTAGGTGCATCAAATTGGAATAGTCTGAATTCAATTGTTCCTTTTGTGAAGGTTGCATGGAAGTTTAGCATGTGGTATCTTGAACCATTGTAATGTTGAGTTCTTCCATAATCTTCGTTTTGGCTTCTATACCAAACATCTGCGAAACCGCTCATTGTTGATGGCTTCTTTTTGTTTAATGCTGTAAGGAATCTTGGATCAACCGTTTTGCAGTATCTTCCGATTCTGCTTCTATCAATTTCTAATGATACTGCTAATAAACTCTCGTGGCTTGCCATGATGTTTGTTAAGTTTCTCATTGTCTTTGGTGTGTGTCCGTTTGCTCCAATGTGAATGTGAACTCCACACATTCTTGTTGCATCGCTTTTTGCTCCAGCCTTTCTAAGAATTCTGATTATCTCTTGTAATGCATTGATATCTTCGTATTTAAGAATTGGTGTCACCATTTCGCATTTTTCATCGTCTAGTCCAGCAATGCTTACATCCTTTTGAAATTTCCAAACTCTACCGCTTGTGTCTTTGCAGGCCCATGTTGAATACCCGTATTCGCTTGCTGCGTTCCACGCTCTGGTTCCAAAGAAATCGGCTACAAGTTCTGCTGCCTTCTTTCTTGTAATGTTGTTCATTTCAATCTCAACACCGATTGTTTGATTCTTCATGTTGTCGATTTGGTTTTTGATTTTTTCTTTCATTTTAATCCTCCTCATTAGACTTGCTTGTTTCTTTTGTCGTGTATATATATCACTCTAAAAGCAATTTATATCAAGTCATTTGAGAAGTATTTTTCAACTATTTTTGATATATTTATATATCAAACTTTGTCTTCGGTTATTACTCTAAATAGGTCTTCGCCATATATAAGATTTAACGAACTTCCGTTGTCCCAATGAACTAAAATGGAGCCAATATCATCAACTCCAACGACCGTTCCTTTTGTGCCAAGTGGCGGTGCTTGAAAATCGTCCATCTTCAGTAGTTCGATCCTTGTGCCTTTTGGATACGTGATTCTTAATTCAGCAAGTTGCTTTTTGGTTATCATAATTCTTTACCATCTTTACCTATAAGTTTAATCTGTGTGATTGTTCCATTGTGAAATAACTTCAACGCATATTCGAGTGCTTCTTTTTCAGTCCATTTCAGTGAATTAATGTAATAGTTAACTAAATACTCAATCCCAGAAAATCTTGTATCATACTTTTCACAAGTTTCCTTTAGCTCAGTTCTTAATTCTTCTATTGTTTTCTCTGCCATTTCTATACCTCCTTTAAGGTACTATATATATCGCTCTAAACGGCATTTATATCAAGTCATTAGTACTAGAATTATCTGAACTGCCGTCAACTTGCTTAACAACATCTGCGTATGCTACTTTTTGTCCGTTTCTGATACAATAAACATTTTCAGCATCACCTGTGTTTTCAACGTATCTTCTTAGAATAACTGACGCATACTTTTCATCGATTTCCATTGTGTAGCAGATTCTATTTGTTAGTTCGCAAGCCATCAAAGTGGAACCTGAACCACCAAATGTATCAACAACAATGGCATTCTCTTGTGAGCTGTTTCTTAAAGGATATGAAAGAAGGTCAAGTGGCTTACTCGTTGGATGATTTTCATTTCTTTTCGGTTTCTTAAAGTTCCAGATAGTTGTTTGCTTTCTATCCGAATACCAGCGATGTGTACCATTTTTTAAGAAACCATAAAGTATAGGTTCATGTTGCCACTGATAATCGGATCTACCTAAAACCAGTGAGTCTTTCACCCAAATGCAACAACCTGCTAAGTGTAGTCCTGCATCATGAAAAGCTGTTCTAAAGTTCAATCCTTCTGTATCTGCATGGAAACAATAAGCTGATGCACCAGGCTCGCAGTGATCAACCATGTTCTTAAATGCCTTCAATAAGAACTGATAGAACTCTTCATTCTTGAGTGAGTCGTTTTTAATCTTGAGTCCACTTGAACTCGTGAACGAAACTCCGTAAGGCGGATCGGTCAGAAGCAAGTTTGCTCTTTTACCATCCATGAGTTTATTGACATCATCTAGTTTGGTAGCATCACCACAAACTAAAACATGGCGACCAACAATCCAGCGATCACCATATTCCACGAATGCTGCTTTTTCTAAAGCTTCTGTTAAATCGTAATCGTCATCTTCTATTTCAGCTTCATCACTTTTGAATAGGTTAGATAGTTCCTTTTCATCAAAACCAGTAAGTGATAAATCAAAACCTAAATCAGATAAACCTTCAAGTTCTACTGCTAATAGTTCTTCATCCCAACCAGCATCAAGAGCCATACGGTTATCTGCAAGAATGTATGCTTTCTTCTGAGCTTCAGTTAAGTCCTCAACAAATACACA